AAAACCGTATGAACGCTGGCTGGGTGAAGGTTACGTTGGTTCCCTTCTTGAGGCGCAAAGACAGGCTGATGACCATTACCACACTCAAGTCCTATCCCTTCTGAACCTCGCAGAACTGAAAGGAGAGACAAATGAGTGACTGTTGGCAATGCTCAGGCACTGGCAAGACACCCGCAGGAATGGATTGGGGCGGCAACAACGCCAAACCCACTCGCATTAAACTTGGGGCTTGTCCAGTCTGCTCAGGCGGCATGGTTTGCCCGTGGTGCCTTTACGAACTTAAAACATCTGATGGTTGCCGATGCGGTTGGAAACCTCGCCGCACCACCCTCGCAGAACTGAAAGGAGAGACAGATGAGTGACTACAATGTAACCCGTAGAGTGGCTACTAAGATCACAGACCGCTTTAGCAGTATGCTACGTAACCTAGAGGATGACTTCGAGGAAGAGATCGTCGTGTGCAGCCTCATGAAGTACTACAAGCTATGCTCCGTGCCTGTTAAGGACGAGGGCGGTATGGATATGGGGGTAGATGAAGACCTGCTGTGGGCTATTGAACGTATCTTGCAGGACTTCATGGCTCCCTCTGACTTCAACGCATGGATGCTTACCGTAAAAAATACAAGGGTGTAAGCTTCGTGCTACATATTCAGCCATTACGACTTACACGTACTACACATACGCAAAGGACGGAGGATAACTATGACTGAAATTTGTCCTTCATGTAGAGAGCCGCTGGACTGTCCATCAGGAGATGGTTGTGCGGCCATGACTAAGCATACGGACGGAACTTTTAATAAGAAAGACCCGTTATTAAACCTTACACTAGACACTGACGAGCTAGGTATCTGGCTAGTTGATGAAACACCAGAAGGACCACAGCAGATGGGTCATATCTCTTGGAAGGAGATCACCCGTGGTGTGCAACAGGCTTTGCTACAAGAGAAGTTCCTGATTGCTCTAGCTGAGATGGAAAAGGAGATGATTGACAATGAGTAACCACTGGCACTACCAACTGATGCACCGTACAGGTAAACGGACAGGTGAGGACATGTACTCTATCCACGAGTACTTTGAGTTAGATGATGGACCCGCATGGACAGATGACCCTGTAGGTGTAACAGGCAACAGCATTGAGGATGTAAAGAAAGCCCTCATGCTCATGCTACATGACATAGATAAGCACGGAGTGAAAGACTATGAGTGACGAAGAGATTACCTACATAGGCATAGAGAAGATCACTGAGCACGACAATGGTGATGCTACCTACACATTCCAGATGACTGACAAAGCCTCAGAGAACATTAAAGAGCTAGGGCTAAAGCTGATCCTCTTCTGTGGTGCTACTCAGACAGACTTGCAGGATGTGTTTGACTGGATAATGTCGCACACAAATGTGGAGGGCGATAATGACCCCCGATGAAATCTCTAAGATGTGTTATAGACTAGCCTACAAATACAATACCCCTCAGCACTACGATGACTTGGTGTCAGAGGGAACCCTAAAGTGTTATGAGCTACTAGCTGATGACCCTAAGACACACCCAGCGAAGCTCTACCGTGAGGCTAACCGTAGTATGCACGACTACATTAACTTCGGTACACTAGGTGTCGCTGTACCAACCTCAGATACAGCCCGTCAGGTGTCTCGTGGTAAAGAGGTAGGTGAGGGCAGTAATTACTCAGAGGGTGGCGTAGAGGCTCTTAGAACGGCTCTCAAGGCTGATTTCAATGTGTATGAGGAAGGTACACTAGCTTCTGACGACAATCATGCTCAGGACTACGAGGATCGTGACTACTATGCTCACATGCTCTCTGTTGCGGTGACGACACTAACCAAAGAAGAGTGGGATATATTGAAGCTACGTTACTACCTGTCTTGTACACTAGATACTGTAGCTGACATGTTGAACAACACTAAACAGGCCGTAAAGCAGAGGGAGGACAGGGCACTAGATAAGATCAGAAAGGAGTTGTGTAACAATTTGTGAACTTGACTAATCCCGATATGGGTGCCTATAAGCAAGTACACACCTTAAACAAACTTAAGTATTGACTATAGTATTTACTACTAGTAGTTAGATATACATAAGTTAATACGGAAGGATAAGATATGGATGATGATGATGAAGGTTGGTTAGGCTTAGACCTAAACGGCAGGCAGCCAAGGTTTACAGAGCAAGCAGGTGGCACGGGCCACAACTCCCTTGTGTCTGCTGTAGAGAGGGCAAAGGTGGCACTAAGCCGTGTAAATGCTGGCGAAGAGATGTCTTGGGAGGCTTGGAGGGATTACGGTAAGGCGCTGAATAAAGGGCGTGAGGCTTTCCCTAAGGATGAAGACTTTGGGAAATGGGTTGCGTCAGAGGGTCTGGACAAATTCGTGAGTGACAACTTGTCATTCACGAAAGAGGTCAACATGCACGAACGACTAGCCGCTATGTGGATTGCCTCTAAACCAGAAGAAGAGCAAGAGGCATTGTCGTTGTTCCCTAAAACGAGAACTCCTCGTGGACTGTATTCCAAGTGGCTGGCCGAGGTAAAGAGACGGGAGGCTGAACCTAAGAGTGACTCAAACTTAAGACCACCTGACGAAAAAGAAGAGAAACGCATCAGGAACCTTAAGGATCGTGCCGCATCTACTACCTCTGAACCAGAGAGGGATGCTGCGTTAAATCAGATAGCAAAGATGAAGGAGGACGGTATCAATGTCGATATGGTCATGGATCAAAAAGGGGAGGACGAAGAGAGAGACGAATACTTCGACGAAAAGCGTAGAAGAGAGTGTATTGCAGAAAAGCTCGCAAAACACTTCATTGGAAAAAAGTCAGTGCGACACATCAGGCACGTTATACTTGTCGCCTACCCAGAAACAGAATACCTCGAACAGTTTGAACTCGACATCCTTGAAGGAGAAACAAATGTCTAACAGCACAGCACTCGTAACTATCGACACCATGCCAGCCGCAGAAGCACGTATGCTTCACATGGAAGTTAAAAACCGTGGTCGTGGTGAGGTAACGAAGTTTATCAAATACGAGACTGCACATACACCAAACCAGTATTACTACCGCTTGCGTAAGAAGGGTGTTATGCCATTTAAGGCATCCAATAATAGCAAGAACAGTGTCGTACCCTTCAAGTCATCACGCAACAATCAGCTACAAGACCTTTCCAAGAAGATTGAGCAGCTTGAGATGCAGCTTTCTGCCGCAATGACTACACCTGCACAGCGGGCCTTACAAATTCTTCAAAGTAGCTTAGGCGAGGTAACAACAACATCACGTAAGTTTCTTTGCAGTGTTATCAGCTATGATCGTGCGTCTCTTTCTCCAAAACAAGAAAAGTGGATGTCGGACCTAGAAACTAAGCACCTTTCTAACTAAGCCAAAGGAGAGCCACATGGCTGAACACGGACACCAACCCTGCCCCTACCAATCGTGTGGCTCTTCTGACGCCTTCAGTTACAACACTGATGGTTTCGGAAAGTGTCACGCCTGTAACCAAGGCTACCCGTCCAGCGGAAATATGTTCGATTGGGCCAAGGATAAGTACCCTACCAAAGGAGACAGTGAGATTATGTCGTTCACACCAAAGGTGATTGAAGACACGTCCAGTGGAAAATATGTCAACATGCGTGGCATCAACACTAAGACGATGGAGGATTATGGCGTATTCACATATGAGGATCGCCAAGAGTATGTGTACCCTTCCGGGGGAATTAAGGTACGCAAGTTATCAGAGAAAGGGTTCTACGCCAAGTCTGGTTTCAAGGGTGATGAACTGTTCGGTATGAACCTGTTCACTGCTGGTAGCTCTAAGATGGTGACTATCACTGAGGGTGAACTAGACGCCCTCTCAGTAGCTCAGATGCTCAAGAGTGGGTACACTAACCCTGTAGTGTCTTTGCCCTCTGCTACGCCCTCTAAGAAGCTCTGGGAGAACTGTGCAGACTGGCTTAACAGCTTCGATAAGATCATCCTGTCTGTCGATAATGATGATGCAGGTAACTCTCTTGCGGATCGTGTAGCCAAGCTGTTCCCTAACAAGGTCTACCGTGTAGACCATCGGCCATACAAGGACGCTAACGAGTTCCTACAGGCTGGTAAGGCTGCTGACTTCAAGAGTGCATGGTGGAACGCACGTAAGTTTACACCTGAGAATGTGATGAACAGCACTCAGGACTTCTTGTCGCTGTATAAGGATACACCAGAACACCAGTATGTCCCTACAGGTATCCAAGCCCTAGACGACAAAATCTTGGGCCTCATGCAAGGTCACTTCACAGTGATTAAGGCACCTACAGGTATCGGTAAGACTGAGATCATGCGCTACCTTGAGTACAACATGTTACAAGAGGGTGTACCTATTGCTGCATGGCACCTAGAAGAGACTAAGCTACGTTCTCTGTTGGGCCTTGTGTCTTATGAGTGCAAGGATAACCTGACTCGGCGTGACTTGATCGAAGAGAAGGGTGCAGAAGATCAGGTTGTAGAGGCTATCGGTAAGCTAACTGCTGACGAGAACTTCTACCAGTTCTACATGAGTGATGGTCAAGGTGCTGATGATCTGATCGACCAGATACGTTACT